AGGAGCTTGCGACTGGCAAGAAATCGGGCAAAATTTATTGCGATTTCATCAAGTAATACAGCCCTTGCAGATTTCCAGTCTCAATAAGACAATTTGATAATGAGACTACCGCGAAAGCCCTATCACCATGCCTTATGGCCCTGACCCAGATACAACTCGCCAAGGCGCTGGGCTCCAACCAGACCAGCGTGTCGCTCTGGAAGGCCCAAGGGATGCCGACCGACTCGGTGGAGGCGGCGCAGGCATGGGTGGCGGCAAACATCCGGCGGCGGAAGTCGGGCAACGTCTCGGCGCCCACGGCCAGCAGCAACCCGGCGCTGGGGCCGAAGGCGCGGCTGGACCGAGCGGCGGAGGGGGAGATCCGTCACTATCAACTATGGAAGGCGGCAAGCGGCGCGGACGAGGTAAACAGCCGAACCGTAGCCGAACTGGCCGGCGCGTGGCGCGACAGCCGAAAGGCCGTGGCGCAGGCCGAGCAGGAGTTGGGGCAATTTCTGGCGATGACCAAGGCCACCTTGAACAAGCAGGAGACGGTGACGGCGATCCGTGGGCTGATCTCGGCGCTGGTGCAGGATTTCTCGACCTTCCCGTGGGGCGAGCAGGCGACCTCGATGCTGCGGAAGCACTTAGCGACCCTGCCGCCGTCCTTGTCGGAGGCGACCGCGAAGGGTTAGCCGAAGCCTGGGCCGCAGGGCATGAGGTGACACTCACGCCGCCAAAGCCCGGCGTGGTGGCGTGGGCCGAGGCAAATCTGAAGCTTTCGGAGCGCATCACCAACAAGCCCGGCAGCTACCTCACCCAGCGCACGCCGTATGTGCGGGAGGTCTTGGAATGCTTTGCCGACGAGCGGGTGCGGCGGTTGGCGTTGGTGTGGGGCGCGCAGACCAGCAAAACCACGGCCATCATCGTGGGCATGGCTTACAAACTCGACGTGGCCCCGGCGCCGTGCCTTTGGGTCATGCCCTCCACGCACTTGGCGCGGTCATTTTCCGAGACGCGGTGGATGCCGCTGATAGACCAAAACCCGACGTTGGCCCGTCACAAGCAAGCCGACCCGGACAAGTATCGCCTACTGGAACAGCACTTTGACCGCATGAGCGTGTGGTTTACGGGCAGCAACTCGCCGGCCTCGCTTTCCTCGCGCTCCATTGCCGCCCTGTGCATGGACGAGCTCGACAAGTTCCCTGCCAAAGGCGGCAAAGAGTCCGCGCCGTTGCAGTTGGCCGAGGCCCGCGTGGCGACCTATCCGCAACACATTATCGTCACCACCTCGACCCCGACTTACGAGGACGCGGCAATCTGGACTGAATGGCTGAAGGGCGACCAGCGCAAATACTTCGTGCCCTGCCTTGGCTGCGGTGAAGCGTGGGCGCTGCAATGGGAACACATTCGCTGGGACGAGACGGCCAAACAGGATGATGGCTGGGACATGACCAAGGTGGCCGAGACGGCGCGGTGCGTCTGTCCTGCTTGCGGTCACGGGCACACCGAGGCCGACAAGCCCGCCATGCTGGAGCGTGGCGAGTGGCGAGCCACAGAGCTTGCCGCCGAGCCGGGGCGGCGCAGCTACCACCTTTCCTCACTCTACGCGCCGTGGCGCAAGTGGGCCGACTTGGCGGTCAAGTTCTTACAAGACCGCGATGCGCCGGGAGGGCTGCAAGACTTCAACAACCGCGAGCTCGCCTTGCCGTGGAAACCTGACGGGGCGCTTATCACGACACAAATGATCCGCGACCGCGTGGACGCCTCGCCGCGTTACACGATGGGCGCCGCGCCCGAAGGCAAAGTGATCGGGCGGCTAATGTCCATCGACGTTCAGCAGACCGAGATGTGGTGGATTGTGCGCGAACTGCACGAAGACGGGAGCAGTTACCTCCTCGATTACGGGGCGATGGTCGGATGGGACGGCGTCATGGACAAGTTCAAGCACTACAAATGCTATCGGGGTATTGTGGATGCGGGCTACGCGGCCAAGACCCCGGCGGGCGTTTACGACTTCGTGGCCAAGTCGGGCGGGCTATTTGTCGCGGCCAAGGGTCGCACCGTCAGCCAGGGACTACGCGAGCCCTACAAGTTCCAGCAAATCGTGTCGGGCGGGGCGGTGCTTTGGGCGGTGCAATTCGACGCGCACTTCTGGCAGGCGCGGCTTTACCACGACATCTTGCGCGACGGGCGGGGGCGTTGGCATTTGCCGCGCGACATTGCTAAGGATTATGTTTCGCAGTTGCAGGGCGAGGCGCTGATCGAAAAAGACGGCGAGGCCAAGTGGCAGCGCCTTGGGCCGAACCACTTGGCCGACTGCGAGAAGATGTGCCTTGTTCTTATTGATTCAATCATGGCTCAATATCGGGCAACCAATGAAAGCAATTAGCCTGATCCTCATTTTGTTTGCGATTGCTTCGTGCGACCGCCGACCAGATTTAAGCGGTGTCTATACTTATTCCACCGATGGGATGCTTTACAGCTATGACCTACAATCGTCGGGAGCGGCCAAGGCCAAAATGGTTTTGGACGTTTTTGAGGTGTCCACGACAGATTATGAGGGTTCTTGGGATTTCGCCGCAGGCATCGTGACCGTAAAAGTCCGAAAAGATGGGGATAAAGACTTTGCCGAGGACGTGATTGGAAAATTTACCGTCGAGCCCAATGGCGATTTGCTGACAGTAGAATCGCCCGAATTCAAAAAAAGCGGCGTCCGCTTTGTAAAACAACGCGCCCCTTGACACAGCCCGCGAGGGCATGACCGATGCGTCCCTGCTGGCTTCTGTTTTTACCAGCGCCGAACTCTCCCAGCTAAAAGCCTCCTGCAAAGCGCAAATCCTCGCGGGTGGCGCCTCACAAGCATTCGTCCTGTCAAGCAGCGTCGGCGGTCGGTCGGTGACGCTTCAGAAAAGCTACGACGCTTGGGAAATGCTCGGCCTCATCGAGACGGCCTTGGCGATCAATGCCGGAGACATCGGCAACGACCGCGCCAGCCGCGCGCAATACGGGGTTTATTGAAATGAAACTGGTCGATAAAATTGCCAAGCAATTCGGTTTTCAGCGCATGGTCGAGGCGTCCAACTGGCGCCCCGAGGAGCGGTCCTACGTCTGGACCCAAGCGCAGGACAGCAAGGTCGATATTTCCAACGGCGACCGCACCCGTCTGCTCGGTCTGTCGCGCAAACTCTTCTACAACAACGCCATCGTTCGCTCGGCCATCCGCGACAAGGCCACCTACTCGGTCGGCGCCGGCATTGCCCCGCAGGCCAACAGCGGCGACCCCGCATGGGATGACGCTGCCGAGGCGTGGTGGGACGAGTGGAGCAAGTCGCCCGAAATCAGCGGGCGGCACGATATGCGCCGCCTGCAAGTGCTGGTCAGCGAGGCCGTAGACCGTGACGGCGAAATCTTTTGCATCCTCACCAACAAGCGCGACGGTACGCCCGCCGTGCAAGTGGTCGAGTCCCACAGGGTCGCCAACCCGCCCGACAAGGCCGACGAGATTGTGGATGGCGTAAGCCTAGACCGCTTTGCGCGTCCGCTGGCTTATCATGTGGTCGAGGGCGACACTTTCAGCAACCGCACCAGCCGCCGCATCCAAGCGGATCTGATGCTGCACGTCTACGAGCCCGAACGCCCCGACCAAGTGCGCGGGTATCCCGCCGTGGCCGTGGCGCTGAATAACCTTTTGGACCGCGACGAGTTGCTCCGCTTTGAGATGCAGGCCGCCAAGATCGGCAGCAGCATCGGGCTTGTGGTGCAGAACGCGCAAGGCGGCGTGGGGGCCGAGGGCTTCTTTGGCGATCTGTCCAAGAATGCCGGCGAAACCCTGACCCGCGAAACTGTCTTCAGCGGCGGCATGATCCCGCGCCTCAAGGCCACCGAGCGCATCGAGAGTTTTATGATGAACCGCCCCAACGAAAAGTTGGACGCGCATCTGGAGCAGTATATCCGCGCCGCCGCGCTGGGTCTTGGCCTGCCTTACGAATTTATCTGGGACACCTCCGCAGTCGGTGGCGTGGCCCAGCGTTTCATCATCCAAAAAGCCGCCCGCGCCTTTGCCGCGCGGCAGGACGTTCTTATCTCCTCCTTCCTTGGCAAGTTGTGGAACTACGCCATCGCCAACGCCGTCCGCTCCGGGCAGTTGCCGATGAACCCGAACTGGCGGCGCGTGCATTGGCAGACGCCGCGCTCGATCACCGTGGACGTGGGCCGCGAAGCCCAAGCCCGCCGCGACGATGTGAAGGCGGGACTGATGACCCTTGCCGACTTCTTTGGCGAACAGGGCTTGGATTGGAAAACGGCCATGCAAGAGATCGCCGCCGAACGTCAGTTTGCCGCCGAGCTTGGCGTGGTGGTCGGCGTCGAGCGCACCGAGGGGGCGACGGTTATCGACCCTGTGCCCACAGGGGACGGCGGTTCAACTCCGCCCGCCTCCACCCCGGAGCAAATGCAGTCGGAAGAAACGCCGACCGAACTTTCCGCCCGCGCCCGCAAAAAGAAACGGATTTACAAGCGCAAGAAGACGCCCGCCAAGGTGGACGCTTGACATGAGCCGCCGCCTATATGGCGGAACTCAAATTTGACGGCATCAGCGTGGCCACCGTTGGCCCCGCGCTCGGCCACGAGATGTTTGTGGACGATGTGACGCTGCTCCAGGCAGAGCAGGCAGGTTTGGCCGGCAGCCCGGTCAAAGTGTTCGTCGATCACGACGAGTCCATCGACTCGCTAATCGGCCTTCTCAACAACTTCCGAATTGAGGAAGACCAACTGCGCGCCGACTTGGAACTGCTTTCGGCCCACCCTCAGGCTGAGTTTTACGCGGAGATCCTGAGCAAAGCGCCGGGCCGCGTCGGGTTTTCCATGACTTTCAGCGGCAAGCCCGAAGAAGTTGGCGAGCAGCGTTTCGCCCGCGTCGAGAGCTTGGTCAGCGTTGACCTTGTAAGCCGCCCCGCCGCGAACAAGGACGGAGTTTTCCGCGCGGGCACCGAGCCCGTGGCAGTTGACACCCCGCAGGAGGGCATGACCGAAGCGTCTATCGAAAACAACGAGGCTCAGTTTGATGCCAAAGCCGCCATCGAGGCGCTTTCCGCTGTTGTCAGCAAACTTGAGGAAACCGTTGCGGCCATCGCCGCCGACAAATCCGAACCCGCCGAGGCCGAAGTTGTGGCCGAGGAAGTGAAATCCGAAGAGGCCGCTCCCGCTGCCGAATCCGCCGAGCTTTCCGCGCTCTCCGCCAAGGTGGCCGAACTGGAAATCGCGCTCGCCGCCAAGGGTAGCGAAGCCGTCGCCAGCAACGCCGTCGCCTCCGAAGACCCCGTGGAGCAGTTCAAAGCTGCCAGCGAGGCGAAGGACTGGAAGCGCGTGGCGCAAATCTTTTCCGCGAACAAGAGCGCCATCCTCCGCGCTCGCAACGCCAAGAATTTCTAAGGCCAGCAGCCAAAGAAAAACCAACCAACAACCAACCAGAAAATAAAATAATATGGCAAACGTCTTCGACTCAGCGCTCGTTGTAGCGACGATCTCGGAACAGGTGCAAACTGTGCTGGCCAACCGGCTCGCCCCGCTTCGCATCTTCAGCACGGATTTCAGCAATGAAGTCCGCAAGCCCAAGGACACCATCCAGGTGCCCCTCGTGACCGACACCTCGGCCACCTCGACCAACCCGACCGACTTCACGCCGGCTTCCAACGTCACCGTTGGCAAGGCCACCGTGACGCTCGACCACTACGCGCAGTTCTTCGGCATCACCCAAGCCGAGCTCGCCAACGGTCACCGTCTGGAAAACTTGGTCCGCATCAATCTCAACGCGCTCGCCGACAAGATTTTCTCGGTGGCGATCACTCCGATCACCACGGTCAATTTCGGCGCGGCCACGGTCACCACGACCACCATCACGCCCGGCAGCGGCCACTTGGCGACTCTCTGGAGTGCCATCAGCAAGGCCGACCGCAAGGGCTTGGTTGTGACCCCGGAGATCTACAGCAAGTTGATCCCCACCAACGCCGACTTCCTGCCGCTCCAGAACGGAGCCTACGGATTCGACCAGGGCATCTACTACGCCAACAGCTTCTCTGGCGCGGTCACTGGCCTCGACGGTTTCGCCTGCTCGCCCGAAGCGGTGGCGGTGGCCTCGGCCATGCCTCCGATCGACCCGGCGGTCGCCAACCTGCTCTACGTCTCGGATTCCGTGACGCTCGACCAGTTGGGCATGACGATCATGTATAACATCACAGCCAGCCAGTCCACCCGCACGGTGACCGCCTCCTGTGAAGTTATGTTCGGATCGGCAGCCGGTCTGACCAGCGGCACCTGCGCGCTCATCATCTAAGGCTCGTGTGTTCATCTCCCGGCGGATTGAGTGGCCCGCCGGGAGTTTCCATCTGGGTTTCGACCCGAAGGGTCACGGTTCCACTCGCCGTGGCCCTTTCTATTTCCAGTGGCCAAAGTTCATCTCGGTATCATCGTAGGCAACGAAGCGGACATGATTTGCCGCTTTCTGGACTCGTTCCAGCCGCACGTTGATTCCGTTTCCGTAGTCCGCGCCATCGGCACGGCGCAGCC